ATACGGATCCATCTGCCCACGTTTGTACTTCAATAGCGCAGGCGTTGCAATAGTGTCTGCGAACGCCGTTACTGCGGGGATGATTGCTTACTACTGTGTAACTAGCTGCTTTTTGTCCTAGTAGGTTATTGACCCCGTATCGGACTTTGCAATAATCGCACCAAACTCCAGGAGCCGACTTAATAACTGTCAAGGTCACTCCAATCAGTTGATGCAATTTGTCCAGCGAGCGCAATGTATGCTGCGCCGTCCTTGTAACTGTCTGCGTGGAGGCTTGTCTCTTGTATGCGTGAGACTTTGACAAGTGCCATGCAGATTGCGACTTCGTGAGGCTCGATGTTACGTTCAAGGTAGGCTGACCAGAGTTTGGCGATTCGAAGGTGATTGAGAGCTGCCAAGCCGTAATCTTTACCGCGGTCTGCGATGAGGTCTTGGGCTTCGTTAAGGATGTCATTAGCGCGCATTAACACTCACGCGCTGACTGTTCTTACCAATCGCCAAGCCTTCACGCTTGCCTTCTGTAAAGCCTTTGCCCCAGCCGACAATAAACCATAAAACATTAGCCAACATTAATAAAACAATAACTGGTACTTGTAGATCCATTTACTTTGCTCCCATTTCTAGTAGATCCTGATTAATAACTTGTGGCTCTATGGCATTAACGATCTCATATGTCTTGCCGTTTGGGTGAATTGACGGCGCAGCTGCGACATAACCTTTCCACTTGATATCGATGCCTTCTTGCAATGACCCTCTAAACAAAGTCTCTACTGGAGCCTTGTAATAGAAGTGAAATCCATCGCCGGTCTTGACTGTAAAGGTCGGAGTTAGTTCCTCAATAATCTCTCCACCATTACGAAAATCGACATCAAAGACGACCAAGCCTGATGGCTGACAGGCAATGCCGATGTTCATGTTTGGATCCATTTTGTGCCAAAACTTCAACATCTCCCACTCGTTTGACGCGTCAAGATAAGCGCGCTTAATAAGGTCAAAGTGTGGATCTTTTGATTTTGGCTTTAATGGTAAGACTTTCCAGCCATCATAAATATATTCAGCTGCTTTGCCCAAGATGCCACCGTTGTCGATGGTTAGTGCTAGTTCTTTCATTTTGCTCATTTTGCTCCCGTGTCAGTTGTTTGGGGTCTGACAAGGATTACGGTCTCACGCTGGGATGACTAAATCAACCCTAAACACGCGGCATTTGATAACGGTTTGATAACGCTTTAACCCCAGCGCTTGCCTTGGTAGATGAAAGATCCGTCTTTAGGATCGATTGGGATCAGTTCAGGCGTGAATCGTTTGCCGTGTAAAGTACCTACCACGAACCCCATCTGCCAATTAGCATAACCCTTTGTGTAGCCCATACCAGGGCTTGAAAGGTCTACTAGGTTGCCAACCTCAACACCCCACACAATGCGCCCGTAGCGCCCGTTGGAGGCTTCTGAGTGTGCTGATAATCCCAGTCTGTGGGTGTGCCCAGATACAACTGATTTACCCATCCGTACAGCGCCGTTTAAAGCTGTTTGTCCAGGCTTGTTAGATAGGGGAAAAGCGTCTCCGTGGCAAGTGTGCCAACCTGGAGCAAAGTCAAAGCCGTTTGGATGGTACTTAATACCAGCCTTGTCATAACCCATAAACTTATCGTAACGCAGCTCTGGCAGGTTCATAAATGCCGGCAGTCTCCGAGATAGTGACTTATAAACTCTAGCGCCGTGATTAGATCCGACGACATCTGTAACGCCTAAGTACTGGAGAATCTCTAAAGTAAGTTTACGATCCTCGTCGATGTTGCCCTCAACCTCTTGCCATGGTTGAGCAAAACCTCCAAGCTGAGGTAGATCAATTTCATCACCGATACAAATGGTTTGGTGAGGCTTGTAAGCCCTTAAAAACTTGCCTAGATTCTTGACTGCTGCTTCATGAAAGAACGGTGCCTGGATGTCTGAAATCCAAGCAATTCGTTTTACTGTCATTAGTCCTCATCGTCATCATCATAGTCCCCAAACTTTTCAGGGTCGATTGGATCAGGCAAGATCCAGCCAGGATAGGCTTGTGGCTCGGTAATCATAAACATCGCAATATCCTCTGCGAAACCTGCGCGTTTCAAACTGCAAAAATACTCATAAAGCCCAATGCAATAAGCATCAAGTTTTGAGTAGCCTTGCTCCTCTAGCGCTTTAGTTGCTTTTCTTGCCATGTGGATAAGTGTCCCTTACTTTTTAAGAAGTTCCATCATCTGTTCTTGGCGTGTCTCTATTCTTGCCAATCGGTCAGCGAGAGATGATCCACCATTCGGCGTAAGAGTCCACAACCAACCGCGAACCAGATAACGCAAACCGCCAACAACAATAGCAAGCGTCGAGAAAATAGCGAGAACAAGTCCCGCCCAATCATTAGCGGTCACCGTAGACCATAGGCTTCATCTTTAGGATTTAACCAGCGCATAATCGGTGGGATTGTTGCTAGAGCACCGGCATAAGCGATGTTCTTAGGGTTAGTTTCCCCTGCAGCGACAAGTGCAAGAGCAGCTGTTAGGAACGCTCTGCCCCAACTTGCTAGCATCTTCTTTAGGTCTTGGTTCATCTGTTCCTCCTAGTAACGGGATGTTAAAAAACTTCGAATCCGTGTCGCCAGCCTTTGTAAAACTGACGTGGATGTGTTTGATGTGCGGATTGACTCCCGTGTACTTTCGCCAACGCCAGAAGCTTCTAGCGCTTGCAATCTTTTTGTTAAAGATAACATATGCAATGCGTTTATCTGTTCGGGCTGCAATTCGTATCTGGTCGGCAATGTAAGCAGCTGTAGAGGCTGACTTGTCGAAATCAGCATCGAGATCGAGAGCGCGGACATACCCTGTATTAGCGTCAGGGTTATGATCGCTTTTTCGGGTTTGATGCCTAGCATCTCCGATTGTGCCGTCAGAGTCACGCTTTCTGTCAGGATAAGCATCGTCTGCCTGTTCTCTTAATTGAACAACCGACTTAGATAGTTTTGGTTTCATCCAAGTAGGAGGCGAGCCTCGTCCTCAGTAATTCCCAATTTAGCCAATAGCGCAGCTGTTGCAGTTGCCTTTGTTATTTCTAATTCTTGTTGAGATTGCGCCTCTAATTCTTTTTCAGCAATTTCCTTAGCAGTCAATTGAATTTCTTTGATTTCGCCTGTTTCTGCATTGTGTTCAATTTTGAATAGTTTAGTCATTAGTTCACTCCGTAAAGTACATAAGTACCAGCATCGTATGAATAAGTAGATTCTGCTTTAAGTTGAATTGATGTGATCGCGCTTGTGCTTCCGTATGAGGCACCAATGTTGCCAGCCAAAACACCTGTAGATTGCAGTCCAACATAATTGCCCGATACCAATTTGTAACTGCTTGTATCTGTGTAATTTGGCAAGGTAATTACAACTGCTGCATTAGTATTTCCTGCTTCTAGTGCAGGGTGCAAGTTAATGTATGCTGCATTGCCAGGTGTACCAATACCGCTAGTGCTGTTTGATGTTGCGCTATTTCTTGTCATAGCCCAAGAATAATTATTAGCAGTATCAGAGTTAAATTGCAACTGAATGTTTCCAGTTGTATTAAGACTTACACCGTAAAGGTGCAGTTGCAGTTGCTTGTATGAACCTGAAATGCTAGTGATTGAAACGCTTGTACCTGATAAAGAACCAGTTGCCAAAGAAGTCAAACTACCTGAAGCAGCTGCTGATGACCAAGTAGGAACACCACCTGAAACTGTTAGCACCTGTCCTGATGTTCCAATGCCAAGGCGTGTGTTCGTATTTGCAGTTGCTGAACGGTACTCAATGTCACCAAGAGTTGTTGATGGATTAAGTGCCTTTGTGGTTGTGTCGATAGAGGAGCCCAGGGTGCGGATAGCAGCTGCGCCGTCCTTAACGAGATCGGTATCGTCTGGGGTTTCCCAGGCGTAGTTAGTTGTTGTTGCCATGTTTCTCCTTTATCAGGCTACTATTGTAGCGTCAATCCATTCTAGGGTTGGGCTTAGTGTGTTCCATGTCTCGGCTCCTGAGACTCCGTTCCAGCGTGTGGACTGGATTGAGTAGGCAGTAGGCGAAACAGTTAAAGTTAAGTAAAGCGAGTTATAACCAGCGCTAAAAGTCCATCCTTCAACAAAACCCTGGAATTGACCGTTAGTGACATTTGCAGGTAGATCAGTAATGTTTATTGGCATACCCATAAATACTTCTAGCAAAGCATCCCGATCACTATCGTCGATCTCTGGGTTGGAAATTGGAAATGTGATGGACTTGAACTGAGGTTGAGGAAAGGCTCTTAAACCTAGATAAAAGTTAGCCTGAGCAGTTGCATCAGCTGCATTGTGTAAAGAAGTTGTAATCTCATAAGCCTGTTGCCCATAGATTCCGATTGACTCGGCATTAGATGCAGACTGCTTGTCTCCATTGCGATAAATAATTGTCACGTTATTGCGGACATCGCCTGAACGCTTTGAAGTACGAATGCCGCGAGCCAAAGCATGATGACCTGTTAGATCTACATAACCATTAGTCGCTAAATAAGAATTGCGATGAGTACTATCCGCATAACAAATTCTGCCCTCTGAGTCTTCGTAAAGGGTGCCAAGTCCAGAAGTAGCCAAAGAGGATACAAGACTGTAAATGTCAGTAAGATTGCTTGTGCGCGCTGCTAACTCGTAATCACCTGGTCGATCGATTTCGCCAAGTCCGGAATTGCCGGCACCATTCCAGGTTGTTGTTGAAATATAGCCAGCCCAGGTTTCAGCAGCTGGTACTTCATTCCAAGTATCTAACAATACTTCACTAAGAATGGTGTAAATCTGATCGCCATCTTCGTCTTTGCTTAAAACACCATTTGTAAGGGTTTTAGGCAGTTTAGACAACGCACCCAAGGCAACTACTTTGATTGACTCTGAAATAGCCGTAGCAGACGCCTGAGTGACTTCTACGTCGATGTCTGTGACATAGCCACCAAACAGATTTACATAAGTACCAGTAGAGTCCTTGACTCGAATGTTGATCTGGTCATTGACATCAATCTCAATAGGCGATAAATCCAAGTTAATGATCTCGACATTGCAATAACCAGCATAAGGCTGAGAATAGATATCTTGGCGACCAGAAGTAATCGTCATGTTGGCAAGGGTTAGATTTGTGTAATCGCCCCCACCATTAATTGTTACTTGCCACTCAGG